CTCTTACCTTGATACAGTCTCTCCGTTGTCTTACGATACAGACAGTCCAGAAACTACTTAGCACCTCGACGCTAGCTAGCTATGGACAATGCCCTCTCTTGGTTGGCGAAGCGCTATGGCAAAGCTTTTGACTTCCCCAGCCCCCCGCACAGCAGGTTCGCCCTGCTGGCACCCCTGAGTGGAGCTCCGGGCTCCACACCCAAGATTGTCGTCGGTAGTTCCGACGAGCACCAGGACAAGAAAACCACTGCGGCGCTTCGCGCGTCGTGGCAAAAGCGGGTTCACAAGCTCGCCATTGGTGATACCCCGGGCAAGGTCCCGCCTGCCCGTCCCCCCAGCCCCGTGCAGATCAACTTGCATCCTTCTGTCTTCTGCAACAACGGGAGTGCCGAAATGGCCCGGCATATGGGCTCGGACGGTGACGGCGCACAACGTGCTGAACCCCCACAGCTTTCGCGGCAGTGGGCGTCAAGGGATCTCCGTCCACCCTGTCCTCAAGAGATGCAACGCCTCCTCCCGTCTGATGACGAAGACGAGGTGGAACTCTCCACGCTCAACCCGTCCCGGGATAACCCGCCGAAATGCGGTGACCGGGCTGGGCCCAGCCACGAGCTCCTACCGGAGTACGAGAAACGTATCGCCGACATTCAGGCGTCGTTTCGTGCTGGTTCCGACAGACAATCCCCCGACCCTTCCGCGGCAAGCGACACAAGTGCTGACCGGTTGAGGGCCGATGCCAAGAAGAACGTCAGCTGTGACGGTGAGACAAGGCACTTTGACTTTTCTGATCTCATCGACCTGGCCAATAAAGGCTCGGCTTTCCCGGAATGGATCGTGAACCGCTCTCCGGCTACGGCCGTCGAGAGGGAAGCGGAGGCAGAGATCATACGCCAGGCAACTTTGGGAACAGATGTGCTCCGCGCGAGATTCCCGTTTGCCCGCCCAGAAGTGGCACTTAGGCAAGCATCCCTGCTCCCCGCACCCGTGGGTACCCGTACGTTCAACGAAATGGCCGAAATCGTCCGCGTTGAGGCAATGCGATACATTCGCGATGCTGACGTGATCGACGCGGTCAACGTGCGGGTTGGGCAATCACGTTCGTGGACGGACATCAAGTGCATCGACAGCTGCTTTCTCAGTCTCATCGAGTGCTGTGGGTGTTTTCCGACAATTCACGACGTCTTTAGTCCTACGGGGCGTGACTTCCGGCTTTTGCGCACCAAGTCCGCGCGCCGCCGGTTGTTGGCTGAGCGGTCCCTCTGGGGGGACGAGCTCATTCGCATGGCGACATCTTACTCGTCCGGTGCAGTCGACCTTCACACCCTGTGCAGCAGGGGCTTAGGCGATGGCAAGGATGCGACCGCGCCAATCCCAAGCGACACCAAGACACGCATGCAGTTAGCGGTGGAGAAATTCAAGACTCCCACCGTGGACGAGGCCACGCAGATCATGAGTAAGCGTGCGAACCACTCGCACCCTCTGTCTGCCGCCGTGCGATACTTGACCATCACCAGACTGCGCAAGTTTGCGAAAGAGTTGGGGTATTCCGTTTATGATCCCAGCGTCTCGAGCAACAAGCGCGACAGCGGGACTTTTGGACCTAGAGACCTACACAACCTCAAGGACCTGGGTCATCTGCCCCGCGCCTGCCCGAATGGGCACGAACCAGGCAACAAGATCTTGGTCAGTCTTATCGACCACCTGGGGAACGGCACCGATGATGCCGACACTCTTCGCCCGTACGCCGGGCACGACATGATGATCTGGGCCACCCGATACCCTGCCCTCGCCGGTACCACCGAAGAGGCTACGTACTACGCCACAGGCGTGCGCAGCTTCACCGAGGTCGTGGGAAAGAACGGTGGTAACCTCGCTGCCGAAATGCAGTGTCCCTGGCACTTTACCAAGACCGACATCGTGTACGTTGAGAATGAGGACAGGACAAGCTTCACAGTCTATCAAGTCCACATCTTCCCCCAGCCTGAAGTGCTCAAACAAGTCGTGTTCCTTTGCGCGTTGCAGACAGTCAATCTGCCTTACGCGGTGGTCAACGCCATTATCAAGGCAACCAAAGGACATGACCTCGACTCGACGGGTATTGGAACCCCTGGACCGTGCGACAATGTCAAACTGGTACCGAGGGACCCAAGCAAGCCGTTTACCAAAGACATCCTGGTAATGACTTGCGGCTCTCCTGAGAAACCCATCGCCTCAATTAAGTACAGAGGCGAGACATCACCCGACGGCATCAGCACGATGTCAACCCCTGTGTATCACTGGCTACAATCGCTAAACTCGCACGGGGGTCGTGCACTCTCCCACCATGAGATCAACCAGCGCCTCGAGAAGTACAACGAGACTGGTGACCTTGTCCATGCGCCGGGAGCCTCTGCGTACTGCGAGTTGTTACGCGTCGTTGGGTGGTTTGACGACCTCCCGAACCTAGTTTACTATGGGCAGCCATCTCTCAAGGCATACCCGGATTCGGGAGGAGTACCATCTGAGTCAGCTAGCGCCAAGGCCGTGCTCGCAGCCCCCAATCCTACCATGCAGAACCCGGGGGTTTTGGCCCAAGACAAGAAGGCGCTGCAAATGGCAGTGAAGCAGAAGCTTACCGACGTCGCCAACAAGGTCGACCCACCCCAGTCATGGAAGAAGATCAGCGGGGTGGCGGAGAGGGGCTTCTTTGAAAACATTGCCAAGAAGGCTGGCATCAAACCGGGTACCTTACAGCTTGTCGACCGTGAGGAAGTCCTTGCAGCGCGCACCAAGGCGGTGCAGAAAGCTCGCTTGGTCACCGACGGACTCGGCCCTTGTGATGAGGGCAACTGTGAGGCCGCTACTAAGCGTGAGGTCGTGGCGAAAGTCAAGACCTCTGCCCGAGTAGTTCAGAGCCCAACCTTCAACGTCTCTGTGGCGTCGGCGGTGCTCGGCAAATCTCTTGAGCAGGTTCTGAAGAAACAGGACTGGTATTGCCCCGGTCTGAATCCCGAGCAGATGGCAGAGTCTGTTCGAAGGTACTACATCCTGTCCGGTACACTCGAAGCCGGGACGGGTGCAGGACGCTTCCGCGGTGTCGACTACAAGTCCGCCGACGCGAAGCACAGCGAATTTTCCAACGGTTACCTCCGTCGTTTCATTGAGTTTATTTTCTGCAAAGACGACGTTGGGCTGGCCCTGCAGATCTACGATTCTTGTTTCAACATGGACCTGCAAGTGGCCGACGCCGTGAAGAGCACGGGGTGGACGAAC